GCCCCAGTTGTTTTCCAAGACTTTGAAAACGACGATGAGTTCTACACATTCTGTCAGTCAGATAATGCCATCAACCAGTTCTGGGGGAGTTTAGATTTAGCAGCTATCAATCGAGATCTTCCTGAACTAGGTCCATTCGACTTGGATTTACTGGGTATTAAAGATTTCAACTTAAATGCATCAGACAAGGATGAAAACAATGAGCAAGAAAGATGCCCCACCTGTGGAAAAAAGAAGCGCAGGACGTCCAAAACTTCAGATTGATGGTGATCAGGTATACAAGCTCGCGTCACTTGGTTTAACTAACGACGCCATCGCCGAATTTCTAAACTGCACCCGCCAAACTATTGAAGCTAGATTCCCTGAAGAAATCAGAATGGGGCGCTCTAACCTTCGTGAAACCCTCATGGCTCACGCAGTTATCAGAGCAACCAGTGGTGGCAGCGACAAACTTCTGTGCCTACTTCTAAAAAATATGTGCGGTCTCTCCGAGAAGGTTGACCATACCCACGACGTCGGGCAATCCTTAGCCGAATTGATTAAAGAATCATTCGGGGGATAAATGAAAGTTTACCTAGGCCTTCCCACATACGGAAATGTCATTAATGAAAATGCTATTACCGCTTTTCTTTCAGCAACTTCACGTAAGCTTATCGAAGGGTTTTGTTGCCAAAGTTATAGTATATTACCTCGAAGCTTTAACCTTATGTACGCACAGGCTCTCAACCTAAGATCACGTGGTATCACCCACTTCTGTCTGTGGCATTCAGACATCTTCCCAAAAACTGAATTTTGGCTTGATAAAATGGCAGACCTTATGGAGGCAAATCAAGCTGATGTTCTTTCCGTGATCGTCCCTCTTAAAGAGAATTCAGGACTCACAAGTACTGCTATCGATGACAAATCTGAATACCGGGTCACTCGCGTTACGCTTCACGAAGCTTACAACGAGTACCCGCCAACCTTTACTCACGAAAAGCTATTACTCAACACGGGCCTCATGCTCATCGACATTCGCAAGCAGTGGGCTGAGAAGTGCTATTTCACTTTCGACGAGAAGATAGTCAAAAACGAAAAGGGTGAATTTAAAGCAGTCGGCATGAGTGAAGACTGGTATTTCTCACGTCAAGCGCTGGCGCTTGGTGCGAAACTTTACGCAACGAGAGAAATAGAATTAGAACACTTTGGTAACGCGAGATACCCAAACACTCATGCGTGGGGATCGTGTCTTATCGATACGTGATGGAAAGAAACATTGAAGAATTTCACCTCATTAATATCGATGATGTCTTTGATGTCCTCTCAGACGAGGCGGAAGATCTTGCCGCAATTGCCATTATCTCTCTTGATAAAAATAATGTCTCGACGATTCGTTACGCAGTTACGACTAAAGATTCATCGGATTATATCGATAGAGTAATCGATCCTCTGTGTGAGCATTGAGAATAGAAGCTCAAAAACTTAAAGAATGGCGCGAGAACCCAGTCACCTTCGTTCGTGAAGTATTCAAAGCGGAACCCGATGCGTGGCAAGCAGATATTCTAAATGCCTTTCCGACGAATAAACGAGTCGCAATGAAAGCATCGAAGGGACCGGGAAAAAGCACAACTCTCGCGTGGCTGTCGTGGAATTTCTTATTAACTCGCCTTCACCCTAAAGTTGCCGCAACCTCAATCAGCGGACAAAACTTGCAAGATGGTTTGTGGACTGAAATGGCTAAATGGCAGTCACACAGTAAGCTTCTTCAATCACTATTTGTATGGACTAAGACGCGTATCGTATCTAGGGAAAGCCCAGAGCAGTGGTGGATGTCGGCTCGAACGTGGGCACAATCAGCAGATAGTTCTCAACAGGCAAACACACTTGCGGGACTTCATGCAGACTATCTCATGTTTGTTCTAGATGAGGTGGGTGGTATCCCTGATTCCGTCATGGCCGCAGCCGAAGCGGGTCTTTCAACTGGTATTGAGACTAAAATCATTATGGCTGGTAATCCCACTCACGTGGGTGAAGGGCCTCTTTATCGAGCGTGTACGACTGAACGTCATTTGTGGTTTATCGTAGAAATTTCAGGGGATCCCGATAACCCAAAGCGGTCGCCTCGAATCTCTGTTGAGTGGGCACGTGAACAAATTGAAAAGTATGGACGCGACAACCCATGGGTGAAGATTAACGTGTTCGGTGAATTCCCACCAACGTCCGTCAATTCATTATTGGGACCGGACGAAGTAACAGAGGCAATGAATCGACACCTCACCGAAGACAAGTTTGAGTTCTCTCAAAAACGATTAGGCGTGGATGTCGCTAGGTTCGGCGATGACTTAACCGTTATCTTTCCTCGGCAAGGGCTTGTGGCGTTTAAGCCAATGGAACTTAGAAACTCACGCACAAATGAAATTGCAGCAGCCGTTGCTAAAATGAAATCTGAGTGGGGATCGGAAGTAGAATTTATCGATGATACAGGTGGCTATGGTGGAGGTGTTGTCGACTCCTTACTTCAAGGTGGTATCTCACCCATCCCGGTAAACTTTTCCGGCAAATCTTCTGATGTTAGATACTTTAACGCTCGTGCTGAAATGTGGTTTCGATTAGCCGATTGGGTGAAGCGTGGCGGGGTGTTACCCAACATCCCTGAACTTGTGCGAGAGCTCACGATACCGACCTACACATTTCATAACGGGAAGATGCAGATTGAACCGAAGGATCAAATTAAAGAGCGATTAGGGTTCTCCCCTGACAGGGCAGATGCCTTGGCCGCAACTTTTTACTTCCCAGACCAGCCAGCCGCAATGAGTATGCCGGGTATTCAAAGTAAGAACAAAAAGGGCTTCGAAGATTACGATCCTTTCGCGGATGAGCGAATGGGTTGAAATTAAGTTCACTCTAACCAATAATGCGTCACGGGGGATATGCAACCAGCCTTTTCCATTATTAGCCGTGCCTTACACATCAAACCCCTGTTATCAGCCATCACTTCTTACCCAGAACTGTGGACTCAAATCACAGCCCGCCAATACACCGTTGGTTCAGCACACCAGGATACTGAGACTATCTTTTTGAGGTGGGCAAAGCTCCAAACAATTGAAGCGGTATTCAAAGAAATAGAGGCCGTTGATTATCCCGCGCTTAATAAGCTTTATCCAGCGCGTGCCCTTATCGCTGAAGCGATGAGGCTTACGCATTCTAAAGAATTAGGCCGAGTCATTATCACTAAGCTTAAGCCAAACGGGTTTATCGATCCTCACATAGATGAGGGTGACTATGCGGACCATTACGAAAGGTTCCATATTCCGTTACAATCAGAAGGAGACAACTCTTTCTTCGTAGAGCATGAGCCAGGACACGCAGAAGTACTCAACATGAAGCCTGGTAACCTTGTTTGGTTTAATCACAAGAAGCGACACTGGGTAATGAATGCCTCACAAACCGATCGCATTCATCTCATCATTGATGCAGTTGCTCCATTATTTAAGGTGCCAAGGGAAAAATGAAATACCAAAGAGAGAACGTAACCAAAGAACTGTGTGAGGAACTAAAGCCGTTACTTGAACAGCACTATGAAGAGATTGCTCATTACAAGGACATTGAACTTAATCCTGCTTGGGATGAGTATCTACGCATTGATCAATTCGGCTTACTGAGGGTGTACACCGTACGAAACGATGACAACACCTTGATTGGATACAGCATTTACTTTGTGAAGCACAACCTGCACTATAGTAAATCGCTTCAAGCGGTTCAGGATATTCTCTTTATTGAAAAGAAACACAGGGGCAGGGGGGCTCGTTTCTTGATGTGGTGTGACAACGAATTGAAAAAAGAAGGTGTGGAAGTTGTCTACCATCACGTTAAAATAAAACATAACTTCGGACCACTACTCGAGCGACTGGGTTACACGCTAGTCGATCTCATCTACGGGAAAAAACTTTAATGGGTGTCACTGCTGCAATTGGGTTAGCCACAGACCCGGGAGATGTTGCTCTACTGGGGCCAGTCTTTGGAAGCACGAAAGAGAATCTAGATAAGATTTCAGATCAAAAAGCGGAAGCTGAACGACAAAAGGAAGATGCGGCTCGCAGGGCAGAAGAAGAGAGATTGCGCCTTGCAGAAGAAGCAGCCACCAATGAACGTACCTTCCGAGAGAAGCAAGGACTTGAAGCCTCTGAAGCTGCGAAGAATGAAACGCGTAGGCGGCAACGAAGTTTACGAGATCAATCATCAGGCCCCAGGCAAACACTATTAACGAATCCAGTGGGTCAACCTGGTGTCCTTCAAACGGCGAATAAAACCCTTTTAGGAGTTTAACTATGGCCACTGTTGGAGCAATTTCATCGATAGTCGCATCCGCTGCTGCCGCCGGGGGAACTACGTAC